AAGTAGGAGTTTCATCTATTACAGCTTGGGAGATTGCTCAATAATGTATACATATGACTTATCACATGCTTTAACATCACTAAGACCTGGCGCTGGATGGCACATGATCGGTGATATGACTGATTACTCTAATATAGTTTGGACAGATGACACTCAAACTTGCCCTACTGAGCAAGAACTACTAGATGAAGTTGCTAGATTACAGTCTGAATACGATGCTAAAGGATATCAAAGATTAAGAGCTAAAGAATACCCATCATTCGCGGATCAATTTGACTTACTATATCATGGTGGCTATGATGCATGGAAAGATGTTATCCAACAAGTTAAAGATAAGTATCCTAAATAATGGCTGCAGCTACTAGATTAGGAGATGTTTGTACAGGTCATGGATGCTTTCCACCTAGGCCTAATGATGAGGCATCTGATAATGTCTTCATCAATGGCATCGGAGCTCATAGAGAAGGTGACCATTGGGTGACTCACTGCTGTACTATTGTATGTCATGATGCGGTAGCAGTAGAAGGTTCATCTACAGTATTCATTAATGGTAAAGCCGCTGTTAGGATTGGAGATATGTTGTCATGTGGATCAGCGTCAGCAGAAGGTTCTCCTAATGTATTCTTTGGATAAAAGCATATAAATAAGCTATGGCACGAAATACTAGGACATTCTCTGATTTAGACCTCAACTTTACTAAACACCCAGTAACGAAGGATGTCGTCCGTAAATTTGATGAAGAAGCTATCAAGGCAGCAGTAAAGAACCTTGTCCTAACACAGAACTATGAGAGACCTTTCCATTCAGAGATAGGTTCACAAATTAGAGGGTTGTTGTTTGAGCCAGCCACCCCATTGTTAAATATAATGCTCAAGAGAGCTATAACTGACACCATAGTTAACTTTGAACCTAGAGTTAAACTTGATGAGGTATTAATTACTGTCTCTCCAGATAACAATGAAGTGTATGTATCAATATACTTTACTATCATAAACACTACTAAGCCATTGCAAGTGGATCTAGTACTAACGAGAACTCGATAATGCCAACAGCTAATAAAATCATTAACACTACAGAGTTAGATTTTGATACAATTAAGTCAAACTTAAAAACATTCTTAAAAGGACAGTCAGCTTTTGCAGACTATGACTTTGAGGGTGCCGGCCTTTCCGTCCTTATTGACTTACTTGCATACAATACCCATTACAACGCTCTATATACAAATTTAGCTATCAATGAATCTTTCTTAGATTCTGCTAGCAAACGATCAAGCGTCGTTTCAAGAGCTAAAGAAATTGGGTATGTGCCTTATTCATCCTCTGCTGCCACTGCTGTTGTTAACATAGTCGTATCATCCACGACTACTACACCAGCCACTTTGACATTACCAGCTTATAGTTCATTTAGTACAAGTATAGATGGAGAACAATACACGTTCTATACTACAGAGAGTATAGTCTCTACTTTAGTAGGATCTACATATACATTCACAAATGTAAATATCAAAGAAGGTACACCATTAACATTTAAGTATACTGTAGCTGATGGTACCCAATACATAATCCCTAATCAAAATGTAGATATGTCTACACTATCTGTCCGCATACAAGATAATGCGACATCTTCTAACTTTTCTACATTTGTCAATCAAGAATTAATCATAAACTTAGACTCAGAATCTAAGGTGTACTTTATCAAAGAGATTGAAGGCCAACTCAATCAATTAGAATTCGGCAATGGAGTTATAGGTAAAGCTCTAGCAAACGGAAATATAGTTAACCTTACATACTTAGTAACTAATGAAGACGCTGGTAATGGAGCTAGAGTATTCTCTTATACTGGTTCAACACTATTAGGTGGTTCTGTTGCAATCACCACAGTCACTCCAGCTGTCGGAGGATCTGTTGCAGAGACTATCGAATCGATTAGATACAATGCTCCTAGAGCTTATTCAGCACAAAATAGAGCAGTGACAGTAGAAGACTATAGGACTATGATATTTAGATTATATCCAGAAGCTCAGACGATCAATGTATGGGGAGGTGAAGATAATGATCCACCTATCTATGGTAAAGTGTTCTTATCTATAAAACCTACTACAACAGACGTATTGACACAAAATCAAAAAGATTATATTAAAGACTCTATCTTAAAACAAAAGAACGTTGTGTCTATAACTCCTGAGATTGTAGATCCAGAATTCATTAATATTAAAATAGAATCATCAATTTACTATAATCCTAGACTAACTGCTAAATCCGAGAATACACTTAAATCATTAGTCGTTCAAACTATTAAAGACTATAACACAGATAACCTTAATTCATTTACTGGTGTATTTAGACATTCAAACCTCAGTGCATTGATAGATAATACTGAAGATTCTATCGTTAGTAATATTACTACCATAAAGTTACACCGAGAAGTAGACGTACAGTATAATACTAATGCTAACTATACGATTAATTTAGGAAACCCGATTTATGGATCTGGAGTTGCAGCACAATCCATCTTATCTACTGGATTCTATATAGCAGGTAATGATAATATAGTTTATATAGAAGACCTTCCTACTGATGAAAATACAGGTCAATTGCGCTTATGGTATTACAGTAGTGATATCAAGACTTACTTAAGAACTTTTGGTTCAGTAGACTATCCTAATGGTATAATTAGACTAACAGAACTTGAAATTACCGGCATCGATTTAACAGATAGTCCAGTATTAGAGTTGATGATTAAGCCACAATCAAATGATGTAGTTTCTATTAGAAACCAGCTCGTCACCATCCCAGATAATAATATTACAGTGAATGTAGTATTAGATAAAGTTTCTGTAGGTGATCCTGGAGGCGGAACTAACTACATATTCACTTCAAGTAGAAATTAATGACGGTTAGTTTAAAGAGCGTAGTATCTAAACAGGTACCTGAGTTTATCAGGTCTGACTATCCACTTTTTGTCGAGTTCATAGAAGCATACTATGAATACTTAAACGCTAAATCTTTTACTAGTGGAACACAGACATACCAAGGCGGATATCAACAAAGAAACCTAGAAGAAAATCGTGATATAGATACGACTCTAGATGAATTTATCCAATACTTTAAGAACGAGCTTGATGTATTCGGGGATAACTATGAATTTATCGATAGAGCTTTCTTCCTAAGAAAAGCCAAACAAGTATTTACCGCAAAGGGTACTGAAGCATCTTATAAGTTCTTATTTAAGTTATTATATAATAAAGATGCTCAGATTTCCTATCCATGGGATCAAGTATTAAAAGCTTCTGATGGTAAATGGCAACAAGAGATGTCTATATTTGTTGACATAGCTACGGGTAACGCCTTTGATCTTGTTGGTAATAGGATCAATTTAAATGGCACAAACCTTGCTATCAAGGTATTCGTTACACGAGTAGAACTCTATAGTGGGACGGTCTATCAACTATTCATAGACAAGAGTTATTACGGTACCATCCAAACTGGTTATACTATTAATGATGGTGGAGTTACCGGTACTATTATACCTACTACAGTAAAGTATGAAATACTTAGTAAAGGTATAGGTTTTAAAATTGGAACGTTTTTTGAGACGACTACTATCTCTGATGGTAAGACTATCACTCAAAAGTTAAAAGTTACTAGTGTTGATGCTAACGGCGGTATAACAGGATTAACTACTATTCAATTTGGTGCAGGATACGCTCTTGACTTCTTTTCAACTAAAAACATCACTGATGCTATATCAGATTCTAGTTTAACTATAGATAAGAACAGTACTAGACAGTTTTCTATCCCAGATAACAGTTTAATTGATAAGTATGTAGACTATGGTTACCTAATATCACCTATATATTCTGATTTAGATTATTCTGATAATACATATGCAGGTGTATTGCTTAATCAATGGTATCAACAGACAGATGCTGGTTTGAATGAGGTAACTAATTTTGCTATCATCAAGTTTACCATAGGAGCTGTAGCAAAATACCAAGGACAATTCATCAACAATGACGGGTTCTTAGATGATGAGATCTATATTCAGGACAGTAAATATTATCAAAAGTATTCATATGTGATAACTATCAATGAGAGTTTAACTAAATATAAATCTTTGATTAAATCATATATACATCCAGCCGGTACAGCTATATT